GGCGATCAAGGCGCTTAGCCCTTCTGAGTACGCTGCCACTACCAAGGCCAAGCGGGCGGGTAAAGCGGCAGGTAAACAGTTTGTGGCGCAACCCAAGAGCATTGCGAAGAAAACAGCGGGGTACCGATAATGGCAGGCGGAGCAGGAAATATAGGCAGTGCAGGTGGCATGGGCAACGCATCTGCGCAACCGCAGATGGGCGGTGGCGGGTTTAATCCAGGGATGGATAGTTTTGGCGGAGGTATGGGGTACGACCAACACGGCAGTGGCAACCAATCTTTTGGCGGCGGCTCCCAGGGGGGAAGTCCGTTTGGCATGCAGCAACAGCAGCCGTATGGTATGCAGCAGATGCAGAACCCGTTTGGCGGGCAGCAACTGGGGCCTAACCAAAGTCCCGGCTATGGGATGAATCAATTTCAGCAGCAGCAACAGATGCAGAACCCCAACGGGCCTTCACAACCAACACCCATGCAGATGCCGCAGCCAGGGTCACAGACGCCTTCATGGGCGGGCGGGTATTTGGGCCAGCAACAGCAAATGCCACAGCAAGGAGGGCAGCGCCCTGCGTACATGGATAATCCGGACTTCCAGGCGTACCAGAAGCAGGAGCAAGACCTTGGGCGGCAGATGAACGAGTACATGCAGAAAGCCCCCATGTACCAGCAGTTGCAAGACTTGAACAGCAAGATGCGGGGGATGTCTCAACCCCAGCAAGGACAAATGGGTGACACAGGGTTCAATAGAGCCATGCCTGCGGTAATGCCGCCGCAGGCTACCCAAGACGCCATGCTGGACCAAATGACCCTGGATTCCCCTGAAACTTACGGCAATCAACGCATAGACAACAGGATGGGCATGCCTGATTTTGGCGGTCGTGGCGGATACGGCGGTGGTCGTGGTGGCTACGGTGGTCGTGGTGGTTACGGCGGTGGTCGTGGTGGCTACGGTGGCGGGCGCATGGGCGGTCAAATGGGACTGCAAGGCTTGGCGTCAATGTTGCAAGGACGGCGTGGTGGCTTTGGTGGGCAGCAAGCTGTTCCCCAAATGATGGACGAGTTCTATTAATATGGCAGTCACCTCTGGACAATCAGGCTTTAACCTTGACCTCACCGAGTTGGTCGAGGAGGCGTTTGAACGTGCGGGTTCAGAGATGCGCACGGGGTATGACCTGCGAACAGCGCGTCGGTCCTTGAACTTACTGTTTGCTGACTGGGCCAATCGTGGCATCAACATGTGGACGTTTGAGCAGGGCACGATCACCCTGACACAAGGGCTGAACACCTATGCCGTCCCAAATGACACCGTGGATTTGCTGGATCATGTGATTCGCACCAATGCCAACATCCTGTCCAACCAAGCAGATTTGACAATCACACGCATCAGCGTGTCCACCTACGCAACCATCCCCAACAAGCTTAACCAAGCCCGGCCCATCCAGGTTTGGTATCAGCGCCTGGACGGGCAGGTGGCCACCACCGCTTCGACGTTCGTGTCCCAAGACTTGACTGCCGCCACAATCACGCTGAACTCCGTTGTGGGACTCCCGGCCATTGGGTACGTGGACATCGTGACCGCTGGCGGTACTGAGACGGTGTTTTACAACTACATCTCAGGCAATACCCTCAGTAACGTGTTTCGTGCGCAAAACGGCACGACCCAACAGACCCCTGCGGCGGGTAACCCCATCCGGGTCAACAACGTCCCCCGCGTCACTGTGTGGCCCACACCTGACGGCTCCCAGACCTACCAGTTTGTCTACTGGCGCATGCGCCGGGTGCAAGATGCTGGCGGTGGCGTGAACGTCATGGACGTGCCCTTCCGCTTTATCCCTTGCATGGCAGCAGGGTTGGCCTACTACATTGCGCTCAAAGTTCCTGGCGGCATGGACCGTCTGCCAGTGCTCAAACAGCAGTATGACGAAGCCTGGATGACGGCGGCGGACGAAGATCAAGAACGTGCAGCCCTGCGGCTTGTGCCCCGGCAAATGTTCATTGGGAGCGGTACGTAATGGGTAATAGGTTTGCGTCTGGCAAGAACTCAATTGCGGAGTGCGACCGTTGTGGTTTTCGCTTCAAGTTGACCACGCTGCGCAAAGAAGTTGTCAAGACCAAGGTATATGATCTCAAGGTGTGCCCTCAGTGCTGGGACCCGGATCAGCCGCAGTTGCAACTGGGCATGTACCCGGTGGATGACCCGCAAGGGATTAGAGACCCCCGGCCCGACATCAGCTACAAAGTGTCTGGCCGAACAGGTTTGCAGATCGTATTGACCAACAGTTCGGCGGCTGATGCGCAGGGGATTCTCAGCGGGGGCAGCAGGATTTTTCAGTGGGGCTGGACACCTGTCGGGGGTTCAGAATTTTTTGATGCCGCTTTGACACCAAATAACTTGGTTTTGGGCGTGCAATTGGGTACAGTCACGGTAAGCGTAACTTAGGAGTTCAAAATGGACAAGAAAGACTTGGCACAAGACAAAAAAATGATCGCAGGCGCGGTGCATAAGCATGAGAAAAAGCTGCACCCTGGCAAGCCTATGACCAAGCTCAGAGCTGGCGGCAAGACCAACAGCGACATGCTGAAATACGGGCGCAACAAGGCCAAAATCATGAATCAGCGCAGCGTTGGTCGTGGGGGCTGAGATGGCAACCTACAAGCAACCCACCAAAGTAGCCAACGTGATTGTTGGCGAAGAGCCAGCCAAAGAGACGATGCGCAAAGCAAATGTGTCTGTGGCCAACACGCGCAGCCAAGACTACCCACCCATGAAAACTTCGGGGATTGTGGTGCGTGGCGGTAAAGCGCAGACCAAAGGCAAGATGGCCCGAGGCCCGATGGCATGACATACGACGAGTTGTATAACGCGATTCAGAGCTACACCGAGAATCAGTTCCCGGTTGTGTACCTTGCGAGTGGGAGTACTGTGTCTGCGCAGACGCAGATCAATCTCTTTATCACGCAGGCTGAACAACGCATATACAACTCGGTGCAGTTCCCGTCGTTGCGCAAAAACGTGACAGGGTTCACGACCACCAACAACAAGTACTTGGCTTGCCCTTCAGACTTTTTGGCCACCTATTCGCTGGCTGTGATTGACGCAACGGGTTCGTATGAGTACTTGTTGAACAAGGATGTGAACTTCATCCGTCAGGCGTACCCACAGCCTACAGATACGGCCATCCCAAAGTACTACGCGCTGTTTGGCCCGTCGTACAACAACAGCGATGAGCTGTCGTTCATTCTTGGGCCAACTCCAGATGCAACTTACAACATGGAGTTGCACTACTTCTTCTACCCCGAATCAATCACGACAACGGCAGATGGCCGCACTTGGTTGGGAGACAACTTTGACACTGTGCTGTTGTACGGGGCTTTGGTTGAAGCGTACACCTTCATGAAGGGGGAGCAGGACATCCTTGCTTTGTACGACGCCAAGTACAAGGAAGCTCTTGCATTGGCCCAGCGCCTGGGCGATGGCCTGGAGCGCAGCGATGCGTACCGCAGTGGCCAGTATCGGCAGTCGCCCCTGCCACAAAATAACGGAGTGCGTTAATGGCATTCACGGGCAACTACAGTTGCAACACTCTTCGCTCGGGGCTGATAAACGGAACGATCAACTTTGCGACCGATACGTTCTATTTGGCGTTGTACACCAATGCAGCAACGCTGGATCAGAACACCACCGCGTACACTCCAGACGGCGAGGCCACGGGGGGCAACTACAGCCCTGGCGGTCTGCCTGTTACTGCCACCATTGGTACTGAACTGGCCTCTTCTGGCAGTATTGTGTACATCAATTTCTCTTCGCCGTCTTGGACAGGCGCAATCACGGCCAGAGGCGCGTTAATTTACACGCCGGGGGATAATGGCGCTGTGTGCGTCTTGGACTTTGGCAGTAACAAAACATCAACCAACACCTTCCCTGTGACGATGCCTGCAAACACAAGCACATCGGCACTTATTCGACTTGTTTAAGGAGCGACCATGTTCAACGAAAAAGTTAAGTCCCAAGATAACGCTGCAAGCAGCTTGATTGCGGGTGGCTCCGCCGCTGAGAGCGCAAGCGCAAAAGGTGTGTACAAAATCCAGTGCCACGACAAAGACGGCAATCTGAAGTGGGAAGACGAAGCCCCCAATTTGGTGGTCAATGGCGGTTTGCAAGACATGAACGCCAAGTACTTCACGGGCAGCGCGTACACCGCCGCTTGGTACATTGGTCTTTATGGCGCAGGTGCATCAAACACTCCTGCTGCTGGTGACACCATGTCTTCCCATGCTGGTTGGACTGAAGTGACGGCCTACAGCCAAGCTACCCGGCCTGCCTGCACGTTTGGCACCCCCACGACTGCCAACCCTTCAGTGGCTACCAACTCAGCTTCAACCGCCACGTTTAGCATTAACGCAACCACGACTGTGGGCGGGGCGTTCCTGACCAGCAACAACACCAAAGGCGGCACGACGGGCACGCTGTATTCAGCCGCAGACTTCAGTTCCCCTGGGGATCGCGCCGTTGTTTCGGGCGACACCTTGTCCGTTACCTACACTCTGAGTTTGGCAGGTTAATCATGGCAACAACTTTCAAAAAAGGCGACGTTGTTAAGGCGGTCGCAGTCGTTCCCCAAGGCCCGGTGCTTGCGCTGCGTATGAGCGAAGAGGGTGTGGTGTCGTACCTGATTGAATGGATGGACACCGATGGTGCAACTCAACAGCGTTGGTTTGAAGAGTCTCAACTGACAGGAGCATGATCTATGGCTTTAGTCCTTGCGGATCGAGTCCGTGAAACCACCACCACTACAGGCACGGGTTCTGTAACACTGGCTGGTGCGTACACGGGGTTCCAAACATTTTCTTCTGCCGTTGGTAACGGTAACAGCACGTACTACACCATTGCCAACGTGGCTTCGGGCGAGTGGGAGGTAGGAATTGGCTCGTATACGTCTGGTGGCAATTTGCTCTCCCGCACAACCGTTCTGGCTTCCAGCAACGGCGGCTCCCTTGTAAATTTTGGCGCAGGGGTCAAGGATGCGTTTGTCACTCAGCCTGCTGAAAGAGCACTGTATATAGCCAGCGCAGGCACCGGACTTGAGTCCAAGGTCACGGCCTTCACCAACGGCGGTATTGTTTACGCCTCAAGCACAAGTGCTTTGTCTACGGGTAGTGCGCTGACTTTTGACGGAACAAATCTTAGTGCTGGTTCTAATTCCCAAAACTTAGGCACATCTACTGCAAGATGGGGAACTGTTTATGCTTCTACATTGGCTGATGGAACAGATCAATTGGTTGGGTCAGCATCAACCACTGTGCGGCTTGGATATGGAGCAAACTGGACTACTCAATCAATGGCTATTGGCGGCGTAGAAAAATTGCGCTTGACCACTAGCTTGCTGACAGTAACCCCCGGAGCAACCATTCAAGGACTCACTGTAGGTCTTGGCGCAGGTGCTGTATCCACCAACACTGCGGTGGGTGCAAGTGCTTTGGCGGCTAACAGCGGCGGCAATAACACATCTGTTGGCGCTTACAGTTTGTTGGCAAATACGACTGGCGCACAGAACTCAGCTTTTGGCACTGGTGCGCTAGAAAAAAATACTACCGGGGCAAATGGAACCGCTGTTGGTGTACAGGCACTTAACAACAACACCACAGCCTCAAACAACACTGCTGTGGGTTATCAGGCGGGGTATAGCCAAGTAAACGGTAGCGGTAATAATGTTTTGATAGGCTATCAAGCTGGCTACACAAATGTAGCTGGCACTGGCAATACTTTTGTTGGAACTCAAGCTGGCTACACAGCAAACTACACAGCGGCAACAAACACCTACAACACTTGTATTGGATATGCCGCAGGGTACAGTTTAACAACTGGGACATACAACACTTTTATTGGCGGTTCTGGCGCTACAAGCGGCGGCTCTGGGTCAGCAATTACATCTGGCTCTAAAAACACCATTCTTGGAAAGTACAACGGCAATGAAGGTGGCTTAGACATTCGCACAGCAAGCAACTACATCGTGCTGTCTGATGGAGATGGGAATCCACGGGGTATCTTTGATGCAAGCGGTAACTTGATGGTGGGGGGAACAACGGCATCTGGTAAATTAACAGTTGACCCCGGTTCTACTTCTGGCACAAGAATTGACGGGTTATATCTACCCAAAAACCTTACTGCACAAGCAAATTATGTAGCTTGGCAACAAGGGGCGAATGGCTGGCGTGTTGGCATTCCGTATAACGATAGCACTTACCCTCTGGCTTTTTACTATGGGGCATCCACTCCTACAGCATCATCGCCGGGTACGGAATTTATGCGCATTGACGCCAGCGGTAACTTGCTGGTGGGGGCTACAAGCGTATTTTCAGGAGGAAAACTTTGTATTAAGGGAGCGTCATTCTACGATGGGAAGCTGGTTGTTGATAACGGGTCAACAACAGGCGGGGGGATCATCCAAATTAATCAAAACGGGTCTGTCAGCGGAAGCTTTCTTGTTAGAGGTTCTGTGCTTGGCTCCACTGACAAAAATTTGGCGTTTCTTGCTGAAACAGGGCTGGGCATTTACACATACACAAACGGAGGCACCGCCGGGCCATATGTCGCCAGCGGCAATACATCGTGGACAAACTCATCCGATGAGCGGCTAAAAAACATTA